ATCTATTGACATTTCCGACATTTTAATTGTCGGATAATATCTAATATTATTCTTGTTTAAAACAAAACCAGCTACAAATAATCGCCAAAACATTTTTGGATTTAGAGTCTGTATAGATTATAAATTTTTATAGATTTATAATTCAATTTTCAGGGGAACCGTAGGTTCCCCTCAATCGCCCTTCGGGCGATCCAGGTTGAGCCCCTGCGGGGCTCGGACCCTGAGACCCCCCTCCCTTAATTATGTTAGCATATTAGTTAACATAATTATATGTATTAGTTTCATAGTCTAAGGGAGGGGGTCTCAGGGGGGTTAGCGAAGCTAGACGTAGGTTCCCCTGACATAATCCGAAATATTATCTTCTTGATTGTACTCAATATTTTGAATCTCAGCACATTTCTTCGTCCATTTATCTTTAATTACTTGAGAAACTTCACATTTCATATGACGTTCATACTGTTCTGGAGTATCGAAATAAAGAGGTTCACAGTCTAAACATTTTTGTCCTGCCAGACGAATTTTAAAAAACAAATGTTCACTCGATGAACCAACTTTATATTGATTATATTTTTGTCCTGAAATGGCGTCACGAATCATTCTACCAGGAGTATTAGAAGTAGAATAGACATCAATTTCAACCAATTTATTATTAACACGTATTTTTAGTTTATGGAACCCCTTATCAACATTCTTAGCATCATCCCACATCTTTCTATATTTATTTTTTTGACTATTAACTGTAATGGTCTCTGAATGTGCGTCATCTGGACCATATTGCTCATTATAATATTGCATTTCCATATCATCACTCAAAGTACCCAATTCATCATCATAATCAAGGGTGTTCGACGCGGGGTGAAAATCATCTTCTTCGTACTGCATATTTAGCAAAGTATATATTAAAACACAGAAACTAGTAGTTCTATCTCTTACCTTATTAGAGTGAGTAGTCTTTATATTTTTTTAAATAAGTATTATCTATATAGATGTCATATTTGTACGACAATTTAAGGAAAACAATTACAAAAAAATTTATGAGTGTTTCTGTAAGCCACGCTCCACAAAAAGATCCTGAATTTGTGGATCAAATAATAGAAACACCAGAACAGGTTATAAAAAAAGATACATTACCTATCGTGGAGAACCTAGTCAAACCAGAGTACTTAAAGGGTGATGAGCTTACCCGGGAATTTAGTTTTGATAGGGATATCAAAGTACCTTACATCCTTCATTTATGTATGTATAAATTGAACAGGGTTCTCCAACAATCATTTTTAGAATTTTATGTAAAAAAAGAAAATAATGAATATGTATTTTCTCATAAAGAATTGTCGCCAGAATTGTTTGAACCATTTATTGAAAAAGAAATGGAAGAAGAAAAAATAGAACCTATTGTTGAAGAAATATTGGGGGGAGGAGAACCTGAAGATATTGATCAAGCATTTTTGGATCAAATTAGTATATTTTTTACAGATGAAACAGGTTCTCCATTTGTTATAGAAAATTATAAAGGATTCTTAGAAATAAATAATAATATATTTATTTTTATAGAAATCAAACAAGATATTTTAAGAGATAAAGAGAACCTGTTTCCTATTATAATTGATGAAATAATCAATAAAAGAACCATAAATCTTTCTTCCAATGTTCTCGATTTGTTTACTAATAATAAAATATTGGTTGTTTTGAAGAACCGCCAGGTGGCACAAAACGACGACCCCTATGGGGAAATAACAAGAATAGGTAATGATATACAGCAACCTAGGGTTCTCTATTTATGTAAAAAAGAAGGTGGTATATATAAAAATATATATTATGAGCAACAAGAAGTTCCACATTATACGATTATTAATGAACAGGTTCTCCATCCTACTTTAAAAAATATCTATTTATTTTCAGAAATACCTTTACCAAGTGAAACACCTATAGAATTTATAAAACGTTATGTTGCTTTTACTGGAGGTTTTGTAGAGCCGCAGGCGGCACAAAACCTAGATTCGTTGTCTAGGATTCCTGAAAGGAATCCGACAACGAATGACAATTTAATTAGACCACCAGAGGACTTTGGAGAACCAGATAATAATAATTATTGGTATACCCGATCCCTCCTATCTTTTATAGAAATCTGAAGGAAATGCGTAGTTGGCTTCGCCAACAGAGCATTTCCTAGATCCTCCCTAGATTTTTCCGTAGAAAAAATCGACGGAGGATAGTCAGGGGGCTGAAAGCCTCCAACTACTAACTTCGAAGGTAGCGAAGCTACCGGATAAGTTTAGACTGTATAGGTATTAGAATCATAACTTTTTAAAAATTCATCTATAATAAAAATACTAGTTTCATTCTTCATACTATCTCTAATCTCTTCTTTCATAGGATAACGTTCATAAATGTCATAAAATGATTGTATATAATGTTGGATGTTGGAAAAACGGTTCTCCTTTTCTTTATTTTCTTTATCTTTTTTATTTATTTCCACAGTTTGTTTTTCGAGGTTCTCTTTATCTATTTCTTCCTGGGTTTTTAAAATATTTTCTATTTCTATTCCTTCTGATTTTTTACGATGAATATCTTTTAATCGTGAAATAATGACATTAGAAAATTTGTTTTTTATATCTTCATTATCACTAATGCTTTCAAACGAATACTTACGATCCAAATACTCATTATTTTTAGATTTTTCTTGCTTTTCCTGTTTTTTACGTTCTTCCAAATACCATTTATGACGGGTTTCATTCACAGTTGTAATAGTATCACATATATCAGGTTTTTTTAATTCATTAAATCTATTTTTTTCTTCTTCATTACTTCCCTTGAATTTATGGATAAATTCCGATATGGTTTTATCGGGTATACGGGGACTAGTTTCCATCAGGCGATCAAATTCATGACGACACATTTTTATAAATGATCCAGCATCACTGCGTTCGTCCGGTGATTTTGCTAGTTCAATACGAATGTTACGTGCGAATTTATCCCACGATATAGAACTTACCCTATGTGATTCATTGAGTTCTGAAATTTTTAAATATTGCTGTACGGTAGCACATATGCCAATCAAAATATTCAAAGTGCCAATACCTAATGTTGCATAACTCTGATATTCTATCGGAAGACTTGCCTGAGCAAATGAAGCAGTACCACTAATTGTAGAAAGAATAATAGTAGGAATAGTAAACCATGCGTGCATACTGGAATATAGTGAATGTGAACGCGTATAAAGCCATTTATAACATTGAGCAATATCACACCATTCTACTAAAATAGTTTCATTCTCTTCAGACCAATTTATTTTTTTTTCATTTCTATTAGAATCTACCCCCACAGATTGAGATTGGCTCCTGTTCTCTTCTGCTTCGAGTTTTACGGGTGTCATCATTTTTTATATTATATTTAGATAATGCTACAGGGAACCTACGGTTCCCCCCTGTGACCCCTCCCTTAATTATGTTACCATTTAAGCTAACATAATTTTTTAATTTTTCTCTAAACCTACTGATTAAAAACTTTTACAGATAACAGTATTACCAATGTCCATAAACAAACTACTTCCATCAATTTACAACAATCAGATACACAGCTACCCATCCCCAATTTTTCAAATACCTTGTCTTCTAATTTCACGAGTCTTTCATCATAGACCTTTAATTTAGTTTTCATAACTTCTAATATATTATTCTCAATATCCGGTATTTGATGAACAATGTTCCTTGTATATTCTTGTGGTGTTATCATATTCATCTAATTGTTTACCAATATATTTTTATATGCTTTGTAAAAATAGATTACTCAAACGCCATATCGAGACTTAGACTAGTATTATTTTGTTCATCATCCGTCGATTTCATCCTTTCCGAATCGGCAACTATAGTTGCCGATTCTAGGAAAGGATCTATGTTTCGAGAAGCTGCTTCGCAGCGTATCGAAACGTCCACCGATCTTCGATCGTCTGCGGGCACTACATCTAAGGATGATCTAGGTTTTGCACCGCCTAGCGGCTTTGTCGGGGTTCCGAAGGAACCCAACCTGGAATCCCGTAGGGATTCCTTGGCAAAACCTTCAATAACAACAGAAGGTTCTCCATTATCAATAGATTCTTTGAGAACAATAGGTTCTCCATTAATAATAGATTCTTTGAGAACAATAGGTTCTCCATTATCAATTTTTATATCTAATACATTCATAAAATTAGTAATTCGTTCATCAATACGAGAATGTTGTTTTTGTTGAGAGGCTAAAAAAAACGACAAATAATTTATAAACAAATCATTTTGACCTTGTAAAATAAGATTTTCGTTTCGCAATGTATTTACAAAATTAGATATGGAGAACCCAGACTGATTTGTTTGGCCATATCCCTCAATTTCAGCTATATTTTTTATTGTTTGTTCATATAAATATGTTATTAACAAAACTACGTTACTATAAATGTTCTCAATCTCCTCAATATTATATTCAAATGTAGGTTCTAAATCTTTGTAAATAGGACAGGATTTCAAAAACTCCTGTTTATTTTCATAATTTAAATTATAATTATTTAAGTAAGTAGAAACAATTCCAAATAATTTATAATATTCACAATACATACGGTTATTTACCATTTTCCGAGAACTTTCGATTTGATCTAATTCGGCCGAATTTATTTTATATTGGTAAAAAAATGAATCCAAACAGAAAATAAATATTTTTTTCGTATTACTTTTGACCATATCACCATACTGATTCTTTACATTTTTTAGGTTCTCTATAATCTGGTTTTTCTTCATTTCAATATTTTTAATTATTATTACTATATTTTTAAAATCATTAGAGAACCTGTCAATATCTTCTAAAAATGGCATCTTATTACTATATGTTAAGGTATTTCGTAAGATAAAAAATTGATTTTATAAAATAAAATGAAATAAAAGTATATTACTTAATAATGCAAGCATCTATTGAATCTAAATTGGAATCTATCAAAGAGTGTCATATTCAACTACATAGTTCTCCAAATGTATTACCATATCAAGTAGTGGATGATGATGAGAAGTTTGGACTATTTACTGTTGCGATTCATAGTCTCCCTATTCGTGAAGGACCCTTTCATTTTGTCTTTACGATAGATACTACTCTTTCAATGTCAGAAAAAGATAGCACCGGAATCACAAAAATGGAATATATGCAAAAAACATTAGTAAAAATGTTGACTTATTTGGAAAGTCTTGACCCCCGAATATATGTTACTATTTATACGTTTAATGTGATCTCCGAACTAGTTGTTAATAATATACTTTTAAACAAAGGATCGGTCGTATTTATTCAAGAATTTATTAAAGAATTCAAACCAGAACAAAGCACCAACATTCAAATCGCACTAGAAACATCAACAACAGTAACACAAAAATTAAAAATCGATTATCCTGATCGTCAATTAGCTCATATCTTTATGACAGATGGAGAAGCAAATATTGGTATTACTAGTCCAGATGGACTGGCCAATCTTATCAATACTTCCCTACCGAATATATTTATCGGATTTGGTAAAGGTCACAATTCCAGGACACTGAGCCGATTTGCAAAATGTAAAAACTGTGAATATTATTTTGTAGACAATTTGGAAAATTCTGTCTTAGTCTATGCTGAAGCAGTTCATAATATTTTATGTGGAGTATTTTATGAAGTAGAGTTTCATATTTCCAATGGCGAATTGTACGATTATCAGAAGAACGAATGGACCAATGTTTTATACGAAAATGTATTATCGAGTGAATCTAACAAGTTTTATCAGTTGAAAACTCGCCATCCCGAAGCAGTAGAAGTATATGTTAACTGTGGTAATACCATTATTGACATTGGAGAACCATTACCAGATCTTATTGATAGTAATGGCGAATTAATGTCTACAGATCTTACCAAATACGCTTATCGTAAAAAAGTGCAGGAATTGTTATTCTTATCATCCTTAGACAAATATGATGATAAACCTTCAGAAATCGAAATGCGAGATGTATTCAAAAACATTCGAGAGTATATGCGAGACAATAAATTGTTGGATGATTCACTATTAAGTTTGTTATGTGAAGACCTTTATGTTACCATTAAAACCTTAGATCTTGGAAGAGAAACAAGTGGTATGTATGCTACCGCACGTCAAACCTCGCAGGGTAGACAGAGATCTTACAATGTAGGATCGTCTATACCAGAAACAGTGAATTATGATGATATCCCACGGCTCGTTCGATCAACCAATAATCCGTACGATTTCCAAAATTATACATTAGAAAGAAGTACAACCACTTGTTTTACTAGTCCAACTATGCTCAATACGTTTAGAGAATTATCATTAGATGTTACCACCCCGATCGATTCGCAATCCCCCATTTCGCAGGATTTTGAACATTTAGATTGATATCTTTACCATTGTTACGATATTCTACAGCTGCTAATATAAATCCACTATCAAAATTCCCTACTAATATATCTGCTTCCAATAATAATTGAAAATTAATAAAACAAGTTATATATTCCTTTTCTAATTCCTCTGGGCTAATCGTATTGCAATTTGCCCTATGAGTAACAGAATCAGTCCAATGATTCGAACACCTTTTTTCATCTTCATTCCATAGCATATTAAATCCTCTATATCCTGATTCGACCAATTGATCATTATAACCTTTCATAATATCAAGTGCTTCATTCGTATCACTACAAATAACAATTGTGTTGATACCCGTACTATTTCTTATTTTTATACATTGATTCATATATTCGTTTAAATCAATATATTCAGTCTCTTTATCTGGTCCATTTACCTTATCACCTAACCTAATATGTACACCAATATAGGGGGTTTTATTAGTCTCACGCTTCGCAGAGACGGAGGATGTCAATCCGAAGTCGGTTAGACATACGGTGGATATCGGAGATCGAAGCCGTATGTCCCTGACAGTTTGTATTATTTTATTATTATTAATGATTTGTTTAACACGCTGATTAGGTCGATAGAACTCTTGGAGAACTGATTGATGAAACTCTTCTACCGTATCAAAATTGTCGGGTTTGTAAGCGTAGCGTTCCCAAGGATCCAATTCTTTCCAAATCAATAAATACTGAACTAAATCTTCGGGTTCTAGTTCCGATTCGGCAATCGTCGAAATAGGTTCAAAATAATATTCAATGGTTTTATCGGGAAAAATCCTGTTCACGTTGTATCGATAAAAAAATTCGTAATCATTCTTAATAGCGTGTATTTTAGCCCATTTAATATGCAATAGATGAGAACCAAATGCCCACCATAAATTATATACAAACAAGGTTTTTTTCTTCATTTTTTATATTAGGTTACAAATGAATTAAAAAAATGTAACTCATTTGTATTACTAATGGAAGAAATAGCTATACCCGATAACTTTAAAAGTATTATCAATGATTTTACCAACGATTTGTCGATTACTTTCCCTGAATATAGTTATTTATGGCAAAAATGGAGAACTTCTGAGATTTCCGATCTAGATTTATCAGAACTCTTTCAATTCTGTGTCAAAGTATATCCTGAGCGATTTTTCGATATTCTTTACCAGAAAGAGGAGATTTTCCACCCCAATGATGATACGAATGTTGATTTTTTACCTAATGTCAGCTTTAAACTGCTATATTCTTGTGAGAACGTTAGTGAACAAACCAAGAAAATCATCTGGAAATATCTCCAATTGGTTTTGTTTACGATTGTTGGTGGTGTAAAAGATAAAAATATGTTTGGTGATGCTGCTGGTATGTTTGAAAATTTAGGAGAAGGAGAACTTCACGACAAAATGAGCGAAGTAATGGGAGGTATCAATGATTTTTTTCAAAAGATGGATTTTGGACATTTTGCAGAACCGCCAGGTGGCTCAAAATGGAGATCCTCAGAAGATCCCCATAGGGAATCGTATGAGGATAATTTTGATAATTTTTCTCAAAAAGAAACATCTCCCGAACCCGAAGATGATGAAACCACATCTGAGCCCGAAGAAGAGGATGAAATGAAAAAAACATTCCAAAAAATGGGGTTGCCTGACATAAGTAAACTTCAAGAACATTTAAAGACCCTGTTTGACGGAAAAATCGGTAAATTAGCCAAAGAAATGGCAGAAGAAATCTCAGAAGAATTCTCTGATTTACTAGGTAAAGATGCAGCTGATGTTCAAAACCCCCAAGATGTTATTAAAAAATTAATGAAAGATCCTAAAAAACTAATGGAAATGATGAAAACCGTAGGAAGTAAATTGGATAATAAGATGAAAAGCGGGGAAATTTCAAAAGAAGAGCTTATGAAAGAAGCTAGTGAAATGATGAATAAAATGAAGGAAATGGGTGGAACCGATCAATTCAATGAAATGTTTAAAAATATGGCCAAGAATATGGGAGCAATGGGTAAAAATATGAAAATGGACACCAATGCTTTAGATCGTATGACAAAGATGACATCTACCAAAGATCGTATGCGTGCCAAAGTTGAACAAAAAAAACAACAAAAAGAACTAGACCAAGCCCAAGAACTCGCTAATATGAAAAAACGTTTGGATGAACAAGAAAAATTATTAGCCAAATATTCATTAGAGTCAAAAGGTGCAAATAATTTGGTATTTAAATTGGATGGTGAAGATGCCCAAGAAAAATCCTTTATCCATCCGGATTTATTAAAGGAAATTGCGGAGGAAGAAGCTAAGAAAAATATGCCAAATGAAAAGACATCCACTAATAAGAAGAAAAAGAAGGGGAAAAAATAATCTGTCTATAATGTAAAATAAAAAATGGGTTTGTTTAAATACATTAATTTCAAAATATTTTTAGTCAGTTTAGCGTTTGGACTTTTTGCTGTTTATATGACTGCACCTGATATGCGTCAAATTTATGTTTATCCTACTCCTGAAAATATTGATGTTGTTCAATATAAAGACAAAACCGATACTTGCTTTTCTTTTCAACAATCAGAAGTAAAATGTCCTGCAGATACCAGTAAAATTACTACTATTCCTATGCAAAGCTAATTTTTGCGGCTCCGAAAAACCTTCAGATAATGATGAAATCAACGGAAAATGCGACTCTGTTTATAATCTTCAAAACCATTTTCTGCAATATATTGAATATTACGCATAGTAATTGCTATTGAACAACCTGAATGACCACCGTAATCTTTTTGTATTTCATTCATTATTTCTTGAGTAATCGGATCCCGATCAAATATATATCCAGTAGTATTACTTGGACTATAACGTCGAATATAATCCCATCTTTCTAATCTATTTACAACATTATAAGCAGATCCAATCATATATCTATCTGAAATACTTAGAAATGACAAATCAGGAACCGAAGGAATGTCAACTGGTTCTAATATTTCTTCATTGAATTCTCCCTTTATTGTTTGTGAAGGTTTTACGGGCACTCCGCACCCTTCGGGTGCAAGTTGCGAGTCAGGCACCACAAGGGTAGAGACCCCTATGGGGTCTCTTTCCGAAGGTGCCGTAAAACCTAGATCATCCTTAGATGTAACTGAAAATTCTTCTTGTTCGCGTTCTCTTTGTTGCCGTAATAATTGTGCATTATTACGTTCTCGCATCAAATTCTCTATATTTTGTAATATTAATTTATTTTCATCCGAATATTTTTCTTCATTTTGATTCGACGACGTAATTGTTACCTGGTGTATATTTACAAATTCTGATGTCGAACTGTTATTAACTGTCCATTCACTTGATTTTTGTGTTTCGACTGTAGGTTTAGGTAATAACTCGACGGAAGATGAAGAATTTTTTACAAATGGAATCATCTTGTATATTATAATTAAACTTATAAACATAAAAAAACATTCAATTTTTTATGTTTTTATGGAATATAATATCGTACCATTTTATATATTCAAGGGTGTATATAAATAAATGTTTCATCAACCTAATTTAAAAAAATTAGTTAATTCTGAAACAGGTCGTATTGTCATTTCGGCCTTGCTTGGATTGGGTTTAGCTACGCTATTTAATAAAGTTTGTAAAGATAAAAATTGTATTATGTTTAATGGACCTGTATTGAGTGAAATCGACGGCAAAATTTACCAATATGGCGAAAAATGTTATAGTTATAAAATGAAACCAGCTAATTGTGATCCAGCCAAGCGTGTTATTAATGTAGGAGAACCTAAAATTGCTTAGGTTATTATTTTTAAAAAAAATTCTTTAGATAAACAATAATGGACAGTATTACAAGAATTTCTGACCTTCCAGATCAAAGTAATGTGTATAGTCCCAGTTTACCAACGCCACCTGTACAGCAAATGAATCCTGGTAATCCATCGGGGTATGTCCCTATTAACGTTCATCCCAATCCTTATGGGATTTCTGCTCAAAATCCTATTATGCCTCATCCTCAACAGCCCGAAGCACCTAATTCTCAAATGCCCTATTTTTCTGAAGAACAATTATTGCAAATGCAAAGACAACGACTCCCTTCTAGGGATATTCCTAGAGATACTACAGAACATAGTCAAGATGAAGAAGCTAGAGCCAATTATATACCCAAAGTAAGATTTGAAGAGGATTATGTAAGAAGACACGAAGATTTAACTGATCGTAATTTGAAAGAATATGAAAACAAGAATCGACGTGAAAAGAAGATTGATATTTTATTTAACGAATTACAAACACCTGTTTTTCTCACTATATTATTTTTCTTTTTTCAACTTCCTTTAGTAAACCTATTTTTTAAACGTTTTGCATTTTTGTCTATTTATAACTCGGATGGACACTTTAATTTTAATGGATTAATTTTTAAAAGTATATTATTTGGAAGCGCTTATTACTCAATAATGAAAACAACAACATTATTAAGCGAATTTTAGAGCAGGGCTCTCTGACCCTGCCAGACTATACGTCTAATACTTACGTTTTGTACGTCTACCTCCTTTACGTCTACGATCATCTTTACGATCATCCCTACGAGTTCTCTTATCCCCACCTTTATACCATTTCTTGTAATCACCATATCGATCCTTTTTGTCACGACTGTAACGTTTCCTATCTTTTGGCATAGTTAATAACTATATAATATCATTATAAAATTCTTACTAAAGCATATATGGTGTCATATTTTATTAGATTTGTAATAATTCTGATTACAAATCTAATTTACAAAGCAGGGTCAGAGAGCCCGTAGGGCTCTCAACCTTGGGCGCCGCAGGCGCCCTTAGGAACCTACGTCTAAAAACGCGAAGCGTTTTTAACCCCTCAATCGCCCTTCGGGCGATCCAGGTTGAGCCCCTACGGGGCTCGGACCCTGCGACCCCTCCCTTTATAGAAGGGTTTATTTTACACCTTTTTACATTTCAAATGCCGATTATTCATATATGAGTTATATGAATAATTACTTGTAAAATTTTCTTATTTTACGGGTTTTGTTCTTTTCTACATATTTTTCCGGTCGTTCATATGCTCCTTTGAATATATTTTCGTATTTTTCACTTGGTATTTCACTTATAACCTGTTCCATATTCTGTTTCAAATTCAAACTTCTCCGGTAGCGAAGCCACCTTCGAAGTTAGTAGTTGGAGGCTTTCAGCCCCCTGACCAATTTGCCACAGTTCTGCATATTTATTCACAAAACCTATCCTCATATCCGAATAAGTGTTATAACGTCCAAAGTTCGGAAATCCTATATTGTGGTGTTCGTATAGATTAACAGCACTATCATGGACAGCATATTCGTTTGTAGAATTATTTACATAAACATTATGACAATGTAAATCTATACGGAAACCAGAAACGATTGTCCATTCTTCGTCTTGAATCATTTCACTAGGTTGATTACAACGATTTTTCAAATGTTTGATAATAAAGGCATGAACATCTTGTATAGTTTTACAACCTTCTACATTCGTCATTCGAACAGTGTTTATTTTATCCATCTGAAACAACATAACATCTATTTTCTATATATTATTTTATACTCTTGAATATTACAATGGATGATAATTTAACATGGTCAGTATATGGGAGAACTATTTATGACCATAAATGCAAAGATCTAAAAATATGTCCACATAAATATGATAATAATTGTTATTGTAGCAATTATTTATCAGTTTCTCCAACAATAATAGCAAAGTGTGGATTTTTTTGTGGTGAAAAACTATCAATAAACAAAAAATGTTATATAGGTTTTGGTGAAATATGTTCTATTTGTTTGGATCCTATAATATCAAAAACAACTGCTTGGTTAACTCCATGTGGACATCCATTTCATCGTAAATGTGTAATGAAAAATTATAATTACAGACAAATACGTAACTTGACATTAGAATATACGAATGCGATACCATGTCCCGTATGTAGATATGGACTAATCGAATGCTGTGTTGGATTAGAAAATCTAAATAAATATAATACTGAAAATGGATTAGACAAATTAGAGAACTTCTGGTTACGTATGAATGATTCACAATATTTATCGTGTTACAAATGTAAAAAAGGAATGGGAATGAATTTGTCTTGTGATATTTGTGAATGTTATAGGGAAACAGGATATACATAAAGTTTGTAGGAAAACGCTTAGAACAGCTTTGTATATGAGTATTTGGCTGTTAGGTGCGTATAGTTATTGTAAGAAATCCATAGATACCTTCCTGAACAAAATCAAGGAAACTTTTGGAGAGAATTTATTAATTGGTTACGGTAACTGGTCAAGAAGCACCCAGATGAAACATTTTATGCCAACGATGAACAAAGGATTGATAAAACTAATCCATAAAAAATATGATACCATTACCATCAATGAATGTAATACCAGTAAAAAATGTTGTGGGTGTCTCCAAGACCTCAAATATTACCGAGACAAAGAAAACAAGGAAGTGTTCCGTCTTTTGATGTGTTCTAACTGCGTGAGTTGCGAAAACAAACATACCGTATTTAGAACCCGAGATGTGAATTCTGCTGTAAATATCAGGCATATTACGAGATGCTGGGTGGAGAAGCAATTTAGACCACCTGTATTTCAAATTTCGTCTTTCACCACTTCTGGTAAAAAAGAAGTGGAAAAAGTAAGACCATCGTAGGTGAAATTCCTACTATTGATTTTATTCCTTTTTGTATTTTTTTGCCGTGAAAATCGGCGTTTGAAATGTAAAAAGGTGTAATAAATAATTATATTACCTATAAGATAATATAATTAACCTCTATTCTGGGATTATTTAATTGATGAATCGCACTAGTCGATTCCTAACCAAATAACTGAGAATAAGGCGGTACCTTATCCCAGAATAGAGGTTAAGGGAGGGGTCGCAGGGTCAGAGGGCCGAAGGCCCTCAACCTGGATCGCCCAAAGGGCGATTGAGGGGTTAAAAACGCTTCGCGTTTTTAGACGTAGGTTCCTAAGGGCGCCTGCGGCGCCCAAGGTTGAGAGCCCTACGGGCTCTCTGACCCTGCTTTATAAGTTTTTGAAAAAATCCATAGAGTCACATAATTCCATTCTTACCAATTTTTCATTGTCTAATGGTACGGTTTTTGTAAATTCTATGGTAGAATTAGTATCCGGATTTATTACACTACCTTGTATTTCCATCAATCCTTGGTTAATATAAATATTTATATTATACGTTTGATTATTATTAACTGTATTGTTAGTAACAGTATTTGTAACTTTACTTTTATCATTTTGTAAATTATAACATTTTTCTGTTAAATCTATTAACTTTGTAATAAGCATACTATTTTTGCCTCTTAATTCGTCCATTTCTTTTTCAAGGTTCTCTGTTTTCTTACACTCATTTTCATATAAATCTTTATAAGACTCTGCTAATGTTTCGCTAAGACTTTCTGTAATACAGCAATTTTTATTATGTTTTGCTGTTAATAAATGTTTCTCGTAATTTTTTTCTTGTTTTGTGTTATATTTACATTTCGAACAAGAAAATAAACACTTATTATTATTTTCCTTTTCATTTATTATTTCCATTCTATAATACAATAACATAATTTATCTCTAAATCATTTATGCAGGGAACCTACGGAGCAGGGGAAACCGTAGGTTTCCTAAGATCAGCTTTGTTGATCAAGGTTGAGAACCCACGCTCCGCGGAGGGTTCTCTGACCCCTGCGACCCCTTCCCTTAGAAACTGGAACAAGTAAACATAATTATGTTATCTGAAGGGTTTTCGGAGCCGTTAGGCATAGAAAACCCTAGATCATCCATAGATATAGCCCTACGGGCGATATCGACGGATGATAATAAGTAAACATAATTGAGGGAGGGGGTCTTAGGGTCAGAGGGCCGAAGGCCCTCAACCTTGGGCGCCTCTGGCACCCTTAGGGGGGTTAGCGAAGCTAGACGTAGGTTCCCCCAATTTAGAACAAAAATTCACTCGATCTATTCTTTCTTGTTGTAGAATCTTTACGAAAAAATTTTAATAATGGATTTTTTGAAGAAGATCCTGGATGTTTTTTATTCTTCTTAGGAGAACCTATAAATCGTTCAATAAAATTTCTTTCACGTTTTACAGGACTTTCTTCCTCTTCCTCTTCTCTCTTTTCTATTATTTCCATACTTTTCTTTATATCCTCATTAGTTATCTCTTTTTTACTTTTTTTATTATGTGGTGAATATTTTAAAAACCACATCTCATATTCTTTGCTTTTTCGATTTATTACCAATTCGCGGTATTTTTCAGCCTTTTGAGAACGTATTTCTTCTAAAGACATTTGTTTTCCATAACAATTTATAGAAAAACGTTTTAAAATTCCTTTTTGTCCTAATCTATTATGCTCTTCGAGTTGAAATAAAAATTTCGCTAAGCATAGTAATCTATCTTTATTATAATATTCTAAATTAGCATACCAAAAACTTAAATAAAATGTTAAAATAGTATCAATCGTCGCTATATTTATTTCCTTGTTCTTGATATAAATTTTATTATAACTATGACACGCAATCGGTTTGTATATAAATGCAATTGTCTTATTTTCAACCCTTATCTCTATATGATACGGTATAATTTCCCCAATTTCATCGTGGTTTATTATTTTAATCTTTTTAAATTTTAATCGAGTTAAATATTCTTTCAATATAATTGCACATTTATCAGGTTCGTCTGAGAGAACATCGAAATCTGGATATTTACGTAATAATATCTGTTTTTCTTTCGGCATATATCTTGCATACAAACTAGATGCATAACCTCCAAAAAATACAACACCTTGATTTATAAAACATTCTCGGGTTTCAATATAGAGTTCTTCGTTCTTTTCATACGGTTCTACACTTTGTTCTACAACCTTTGTTATATCAATTTCGCTCGTATTATCTATATTTCTAGAACTATCTTCTGTCGATTTCACCAAGCTTCGCTTGGTTACATCTAAGGAAGATCTAGGGTTTTCTATGCCACGAAATGGCTCCGAAAACCCTTCAGTACCTTTATTTTTATGAAAATTTATCGCAGAACAGTTTTTATCTACTACGAGTGGGTAATGCTCATTTAATAATGACAACCTTTTAAAAATCTTTTCCCATCTAGAAACATCGCCATTTGGACGCGATAATTCTAAATACATAGACATACGTAAATAGTTGGGTGGAGTATAATGAACTTGTGAAATTATAATCGATTCTTTTATTAATACCTTGTACAATTGCTCGTGCATTTGTGTAATATCCGCAATAGGAATAAAATTCACAAATACTTTGAATGTTCCCATATGTATCCCTGCTTTTGCTTCTACTTCTATGTATCCTTCTTTATAAAATATATCCGCTAATTCTTTTGCGTGTGTTAATGCATCTGGAGAATAAAAATCGTAATCAGGAACTTCAATATCACGGTTATAAAATTGCGCATATTTTGGCAAAATATTATTAATAGCTGTACCTCCGTATAACATCAACTTCTTATCAATAATAAATTCTTCTACAATTTTAAGCATACGTTGAACATCTTCATTATTACTAACTTTTCGACCTCTTAATTCATCTGATTCATCTACAGCATTTCTTAAAATAGCTAATTCACATTCTTGAAATGTCATACTTTCATTACAAATTTTAGAACCATATTTACTTTTATTGGGTCGATGTTTTCTAGTTTTATATTTATGCATATACTATTATATTATATGTATAAAATTATGTACTTGGTGTATTATCCTCCGTCGATTTTTCCTACGGAAAAATCTATGTAGGATCTAGGAAATTCTCTGCTGGCGAAGCCAGCTACGAATTTCCTTCAGAAGTAGCTTGTTGTTGGATATCACCCGCTTTTTCTTCGGTTTTTGTTTTAGCTTCACTAACTTTTTCTTTAATAAGCTTATAAATAGCTTTTATGGAGAATATAACAAAAATAAATAGCATTAACAATAAAACAATTGGTATAATTTTAATTAATAATGACATCAAACTTAAAGTTAAATCCATATTTGGAGTTATTAATATATTAAAGACTGAAAGTCCTTCTCCTAACAAAGCTTTTAATATTCCTTTAAAATGATAAGCTAGTCCTAATATTCCTAATGCTAGAATAAAAAAAGTAAAAAATTGCAAAAATGTTTTTGTTCCCGAACAATCTATTTCTTCTAACAAATGAATTCGAATAAAATAAGCTGCAAATATTATCGGAACTAAATAAGGTATTACATTAAAAATAGTTATACATAAATAAGAAAAGAAATTCTGCATATTTTCAGAAAATTTTTCAATCCACGTCGTTGGTATATTACAAGGATCTTTATTAGAAAATGCGCCATCAGAACGAATATAATTATAAATATTTTCAACAAAATCTTTTTTGAAAACTATATTTTTTAATGGAAAAATTAACGATAAATATAAAAAATAAGAAACACATAATAATGCCCCGACAGGAACAGAAAACACTAATGCTATAATTATGCGAAATAATTCTTTTATACATTTGTAAATAGCAATAGGAATAGCAGAAAATGGATTTAAATATAACGGCATTATCTTTACTGCAGCACCCATTAATAAAGATGCCTGATCTAAAGGATTTTCTGAATTTGCTTTTTTTGCATCTTTTAAACTTCCAATAATCCAAGCGCCAAGCAACTCATAAATAACAATCAAATATAAAATAACAACAAAGAAATTTTTGTAATTTACGTTTATTATATCAATTAACAAATCTTTCAAATATGATAAATACTTATGATTTATATCAAGAATAATTAAAAACAATAACAAAAAACAAAAAGGGCGATTCATATTAAGTGCATATTCTGGGAATTTCTTTTCAACTGCCCATCTTATATCTTCAAAAGTTGCAATGCCAAACTCGAGACAAAAGAAAAGTATTTTTACAAAAACATTCTCACTTTTTCGCAGTTCTTCACGATTAAAAATATTAAAAAAGGTATCATTTTTTATACCATTTGAATAAGAGTAAAATATTATGTAAAACCAAACAAATGTAAATAAAAATGTAGCAATAACCGCCTCAATTAGACATACGTATCTGTAAACCGCATTTGCATCACTTATTAACCCATTATCTAAATTTTCATTACCGCCTGTAATAGGTTCCGTATTTACTACTTGACCGTACTTAATTGTTCCATAATCTATTTCTATAATAGAAGTTATATAATCCGCATCTATTAATACCTTTTTTTTTGTTTTACCAGTTTTAGGGTCAGTATATTCAACAATATACGGAACATCGCCACCGCAATCTGCACTTTTTCTCGTACTGTTAGCAATAGAAAAAGCTATTAAACAATTAAATGTAATTAAACCTATATATATTCGGTTAATAATATCTGTTAATGCATGAGCTATTATACTTTCTTCATTATCTGCTTGGCTAATCACATCATCTAGGCCTTCATAATCGTTATCTGTAATATTTTGTTGACCTTCTTTAAAACCTTCTTTAAAACCTTCCTTTATATCCTCTTTTTTATTATTATCTCGTGAAACAACATTACTTAATGTTTCAAATGGTTCAATGTTCTGTATATTACGTTTCTTATTTTTTATTTTTTTTATTTTATATTTGATATTTAATGTTTGAAAATTATCTTCTTCCATATTTATGTATATTATATACCACTAAAACTATAAGGGGGCTAACGAGAATACATCATACCACAATTACCACCTATAAATGTTAATATATTATATCGTTCTTCAAATAAATACATATTATAATTGTAATTATATAGTTTAAAATTTGTTTTCCTAACACCTAAAGGATTTCCACAAACATCGCATATTACATCAAAACTTGAATTTGATAAATCAAATGGTGGTCTATACGTCGAAATTTCTAGTTCAATTGTTTTAAAATTACTCATATTGATTGCCCCCGATGGTTGTGTTTCAAATGGACTCGTATTTAATCCAAAATTATAACAATATAACCCTTCTACTGCAGAACCCTTAGTTCTCGTATATTTTTCCACATAATTATAAATTCCACTTTCTAGAACATTTTCACGATATTCGCCATTAAAAACAATCGCCATTGTATTCAAAATCTCTTTTTGGTTTTCTGGATGGAATGATCCAGTTACGTTAAACCCAGTGGTTAATTCTCCATTAGGACTTACTGCCAAACTAAAACTAACATCTCTCCCCGAATTATTAAAATTTTTTATCATTATTCCTGGGTCATTCATAGTAGCTAAAGTAATATTTGTTGGCAAAAAGTCATAAGGCCAATTCGTATAGTTGGTCCACTCATTTCGTAAATATGCATCATCTCTTTGTAAATACCACATCCAATTTGCTACCATTCCGTTCGAATAAATACGCTGTTTTGATGTACCTGTTATGTTATAAAATGTATAGTCAAACACATCTTTTACTAAATAAAGCTGATCTTCTAGAGCAAAATGCGCTGCTTCATCCTTTGACAAAAAACAATAAGTTGACAATAAATGTACGTCCGCATTCCACGTTTGTATAGTTGTCGAATAATTCAATGGAGAAATATCTAGCGCAGGAGGTGTTTGTAAATAACGATACATCTGGAATTGAGGACGGGTAAAATCAGGTTGAACATAAGGATTATCATATTGATTATCAAATACATCACGAATTGTAAATAATTCCTGTATAGGTCGCATTGTTACTGTTACAACTAATTCATTATATTGTAACGATATTAAAGGAAAGGCACAGTTTGCATTTAATGTAAACCAAGTATTTATAGGTATATAAAGAGTACGTCCACGTATAGAAGGTTCTGCGCCTATACCTGTTGGATCCCACGTTGCATTAGGATAAACATCAAAACGATTATATGAATTTCCCGGGTCATTTAGTTCACAAACATTACCTGTCATTTTATTGAATAATTCTTTCTTCTCTTGTGAAAAATCACGTTCTACCATTGCATCCAAATATTTACCTGTATATTTTTGTAAAGTGAGAGAACCACACGTTATTGTTATTTCTTTAATCATATTTATTCCTAATTTGTTAATCCATTTAAACTCATAAGGTATCCAATTATAATTTGTCTCTTGACAAGGATGATACACTGGGCTCCAAATGTTCGGTAAATTTACAACCAAATATGTATCCATTAATAATTCAGCATAACGTGGTATTTTAAACGTAAATACTGAATCATCTGTTAATCTAAGTTCTCTTAAACCGTCATAATCAATACGAAATTTTTGCAAACCAAAATTGCTATATTTTGCATAAGTTGTTTTAAAAAATGTTTTACTAGGATTACCTGTTAAAAATATATTATTATTTCCTACTGATACGATGTTTAGTAAACCTCCCGGCATTTTGCCCTTTATATAACCATATAATATAAAAAAATTACATATAACTTTATCTATAGATTATATAGTTATATGACGCTAATTAAAAAATTATTAATATTTGTTACACTTATTCTTTTTATAATTATTTTATGGAGATTAATTATTATTCGTATTAATATTAATAGTAATGAGGGTTTTACTAGTGGTCAATCTGCAAAATGTACTGGTACTAGTAGTATGCTCTCTAGTATAACATCTCCAGCAAAAGACAATGAATTATGTAAAATAGAAAATAGCACAAAAGTTACTATACAAAATGTTAACACGGTCAATTTAAATCTGCCATTAAAAGAACTTTGTATTAAAGCCTCTTATAATAGTGCTAATAGTGGAAATTATATTAGTACAGATATGTTACAATATGTTATTAATCGGGGGGTTCGATTTTTAGATTTTGAAGTATTTTATTTACAAGATACAGATAATAAATCAAAATCTGGAACAACTTCTACAACACCTATTTTTAAACCTGTTGTTGCTGCTTCTGTTGATCCCTATTTTGCACTATTAACTACTGAAAATACGGTTTTATTAGATAATATTCTGACCACTGCAGTTGCTAACGCATTTTCTGCGCCTTGTCCTAATTATCAAGATCCCCTTTTTATTAATTTGCGAATTAAATCAAACGATCCGGATATTTATGAAGCAGTGGCCGCATCGATCGATCATACGATCAAAGACAAAATTTACCAAGATCATAATTCACCACCATTAATTACAAATAAAAAAACGAATAAAAGTATTCGAAAAGCATTAAAAGTAACCAGTAATACACCTTTAAAACTTGTTATGGGTAAAATTATACTTTCTATTGATAAAACTATCTTTCCTAATTATAAAAACCATACTACTTGTGGAGCTAAAGTAGATAATTGTTACAATTTAACCAATTATACGAATATTGAACAAGGTAGCGAAGATATGAATTCCCTGTTATATAAATATATGTCACCTACTAATACTATTCAAATAAAAGATGATAATAAAACTACTAATGTAAAAACTATGGTGGTTGCTAATCCTGATAATGACTTTTTAGCAGGTGCATTATCATTTAACAGTCCTATAAAACCACCAGATAACCCTGATTATGGGGAAATGCTATTAAAATATAGTTCTCAAATCGTTCCTTACCGATTTTATCATAACGATTCTGCTTTAGCTGATTATGAAGCTTTTTTTAATAAAAATAATAGTGCTTTTGTACCACTATCGGTTGCTATTTCTTATTTCAAAAACCAACAACAGGATTCTGGTGGTCAACTATAGCGGCAGGGAACCGTAGGTTCCTAAGAAGGCCCTACGGGCCTTCAAGGTTGAGGGCCTTCGGCCCTCTGACCCTGCAAAAGTTCATATACGTTAAAACCATTTAAAAAAATTTATGTCTATCAAATAAAAGAAAAATGGCACCGAATAAAAAAAAACCTCAAATGCCATTTATTTCCATTTGCACTCCTACTTTTAATCGTCGTCCCTTTATTGAAAATATGTTTGAATGTTTTCGTAATCAAACCTATCCTAAACATCGTATCGAATGGATTATTGTCGATGATGGCACTGATAAAATTAAAGATTTGATAGAGACTTCAAATATACCTCAAATACGGTATTTCGAGGTAAATGAAAAAATGTCGTTGGGTGCTAAACGTAACTATATGCATAAGTTTGTACGAGGAACTATCATTGTTTATATGGATGATGATGATTATTATCCTCCCGAACGTATTGAAGACGCTGTGGAAAAATTACAAGCTAACCCTCAAGCTCTTGCTGCTGGATCTAGTGAAATTTATATATATTTTAAACATATCCAAAAAATGTACAAATGTGGACCTTATAATCCTAATCACGCTACAGCAGGAACATTCGCATTTCGAACTGACTTATTAAAAATAACTAAATATGAAGAATCTGCTGCAGTTGCTGAAGAACGTGCATTCTTAAAAGATTATACTATTCCGTTTGTTCAACTTGATCCTATGAAAGCAATATTAGTATTTTCACATAACCATAACACCTTTGATAAGCGTAAAATGTTGGATAATCCTCATCCGGATTTTTTCAGAGAATGTGATAAAACTGTAGAAATGTTTATACGTAATCCATCTGAAAAGAAGATTTATGATTTTTTTATGAGGGATATTGATGGCCTTTTGGAAAATTATGAGCCTGGTGATCCTAAAATGAAACCCGATGTCCTTTTACAAATTAAAGAAATCGAAGCTAAACGTGACCAGATGGTGAAAGATGAAATGGCCAAAATGCAAGGTGGTGGACAAATTATGTTACAACAACCTGGGCAACCCCCTGCTGCTTTGAACAATCAACAAGTCGTAGAACTTATTCAACAACAACAACAACATATTCAACAATTGACGCAAAAATGCGAAGAATTCAACAGTTCAACCGCTATGTTACAAAAACAATTGATTGAAAAAACAAGGACTATACGCGAATTATCATCGAAATCATCATCCGCCGATAATATTATTATTACAGAAGCTTCCACTGATAATTCATCCAAAATTAGTGATCTAGAATCTATCATTGTTACATTGCAAAAACAATTGATTGAGAAAACAAAAACTATACGCGAATTATCAGCTAATACTTCTTCATCATCCGTCACACCCGATAACGAATTGCAAAATATGGTTGTTATGTTACAAAAACAACTGATTGAAAAAACAAAAGCATTGCGTGATCTTGTTAAGTCTGCACCTCCTGCACCAGTTAATAATACTGAAAATATGCAAAATATGATTAATATGCTACAGTCTCAGTTAGTAGAAAAAAGTAACTCAATCCGCGATAAAAATAATGAAATTATTTTAAGCAACCATGCTAATTTTGTGTTAACCAACAAAGTCGTTGAAATGGGAAAAATGATTGAAATGCAAAAGTCACAGTTAGAAATGTTTGATCATCTAAATAATAAAGATAATCTTGTTTTAACCAACAAGGTCAATGAAATGGAAACATTGATCTCAAATCTTCAAAAACAATTGGTGGATAAAAATAATGAAATGAAAAAAATGCTGCTGCCACCACCACCACCTTCTTTTACACGTATACCTATTACTGAAGAGAACGAACCTCTTAATGTTAAATCAAAAAGTGATCCTGAAATCACTGTTTCAGCCGAGGACTAAATTAAGGGAACCGAAGGTTCCCTTAAGATCCCTCCTTTTACAGGAAAGTCATAAATTATGTTAGCTTATAAGGTAATATAATTATATTATTAGAAA